CATCCTTTTGAGCCTGAAGACGGGCCGCAGCCTGTTCTTTTTTGATGCGCGTAGTTTCCTTCAAAACTTCATCCCATGCAAGGATTCCGTATTCAGAGATGAATGTATTTTTAACTTCGGCGAGCATCGCCTCAATCTCAGCTTTGGCTGTAAATGCTTCAATAGCTAACTGTTCTGCTGATTTCTCAGAAAACATGCCGGGTTTGGGCGGCTGAGATGCAATTCGAGCAAGTTGACCGGCACTATCAAGCAAGGACATTACGTCCTTGAACATGCCCTGCAATTCTTTTCCGGCTGCAATACCCGCCTTCAGAGCCTCATACGACCCTTTGGCCAGCATGAGGATACTGATCGGGTCCATTACTTGTCCACCTTCTCGTTAAGTTTACCTTCTACGCGCTCGATCTTATCGTAGATTCGCTGGAACATGGCTTCGATGTGGTCCATTCGCTTGTCTAGCTCTTGGCGTCGGACGTAATGAACCGGAAGATCCACCTCAAGTTGATGCAGATCTTCCTTCAAAGCGCGCACGGCATCCCACATTTGACGAGCAAACCAACCAGCCGCACCAACAACTGCGGTGAAGATTATGTTAATGGTTGATTGGTCCACAGTCATGAGCCCTATCATTCTGCTGCCAATGCGGAGAGGCCCGCATATTTCGCGAACATCTTAGCAAATGGACTACTGGATGTCTTCAGGTACTCATCATTAATTACGGCCAAATCATCCTTCCAGAAGGTCTCCCAAAGATGGATTCCGTAGGTATCGGATGAATTTGGAAAAACGTCCATTTCAATAAACAGAGATTTGTTGTCCCAATGGAACGGAACAAAAGTCTCATGTGGCTTGATTGAAACCAGATCCGGGAACTCCCCAGCCAGTTCCGCAGCCAGAACAACCGAATGATCTGCCCACTTTTCGCTGATCCTATCAGCCATGCGATCAAGCCAAATTTCTATGAACCTGGCCTTTGGCGGGGCAATAATTGCCGCATTGGAGACCGACTGAAGCTCACCCGGATGTTCAGCCCCCATAACAACCCTATCGCACAGGAAAGGCGTCACAGGCTGTACAAGCACCATGTCGTTGTCGAGATAGATGCCGCCATGCTCATAAAGGGTGCGAAGACGGAACACATCCGATTGATAATGCTTATGTTTAAGCTCCATGCCGCAGAGAGTTTTAGGAGCCTTGACGTACCGGATCGTTACATAGGGCCTGATTGCCTCCCAATAAGGATTCCACCGGGGCTCTTCATCGCACCACATAACGATGTCTTCAGGCTTTTGCACATCATGAGCGGCACGAACAGCTAGATAGTTGATGTAGCTGTACGGGCGAGATCCTTCCCCGCCAAAGTAGACAAAATGAACCACGTTAGGGGTAGGTTTTTCCCCTTTATAAAACCGTAGGTTTGCAGCCAAACGGCCATCATGAGGCTCCATATCACAGGCAATTTGGCCCTGCTTGACAGCAAGATCTTTCAACCCAAGATGCCACGCAGAGATTGCGGCCAAATCGTGCGCCTGAGAGCCCCAGACCGCAGGATCGCAGGTATACACAGCCGCCCGGTCGGTAATACGAAGAGTACGCACGGCGTAGGCGAAGCATTCCTCCCACCGCTGCTGACGATAGCAGAGAAGGGCTAACTCGCACCACGGCTCACGGGTATTGGGAGCCTCAGACGCAGCCATCTGGAATGCTTTTTCAGCGTTAACCCAGTCACCAGTTTCGTTGTAACAACGGCCCATGACCCGATAAGCGTAGCACCGCTCGTTCTCCCATGTGGCTCTGGGCAGCGCCAAGTAGCTCTTACAAGCGGCGATTGCCTCCTGCCATTTGGCGTGGAAGCTCAATTCTCTGGCGTAGTAGAAGGCGTTTCGAGGGCAGTCAGGATCTTCCTTTACGGACAGTTCAAGGAGATCGAGATACTGACCACGAGACTTGGTTGGATCTGGCATATGGACGGCGATCAGCATGTCCGTCTGAGCCCAGACCTCTGCAATTCTTCCATCCGGTATTGGATATTCATGGCAAGGGTGATGCCACATGTATCCATGCTTGGCGTGGATCTTCTCGTAATAGAATTGAATGCCGCAGCCCCAGTCAAACATGTAGCGCAGGCGGGTCGTGACACCCACCTTCCAAACACGTTCTATTTCTTCTCGCCAACCCGGTTGGAGAACCTCATCAATGTCCAAGCTGATGCAGATGTCCATGTCGCGAGGCACCAACGCCAAAGCCGCATTGCGAGCGAGGTCAAACCGCCAAGGGCTAATGCTAATATGATGAATAGTCGCTCCATACTTGGCAGCTTCTTCCGGTAATCCATCTGCGCTTCCTGTATCAGCAATGAGGATAAGATCTGCTTCTTTTGCCGATTCACAGAACCGTTGAACGAAGTGCGCCTCGTTCTTGCTGATGGCGTAGACGCATATCTTTGGTTTGATTTTGTGCTTTGACCAGATGTAGACGCCAATTTCACCATCTATGTGAGACCAATCAGCCTCGCCAAAGTAGGTGCGAACTTCAGTGTCATTCCAGTTGTCCGTAACATGGCATTCAAACGGGTTTCCGTCATACTCGCCCTGCGGGTAATGCCCAATTGGGATGCTGACTACAACGGTATCAGCGCAGTTCCTGAGCTTGATCATAAGGGCCTGAGCCTGCTCAAGAGACATATGCTCAAGCACATCACCGGCAAAAGCTACATCATAGTAAGCCATAGGCTCCCAGATGCAGGCATCCTCGATGTACAGATTCTGGTACAGGTTTGTCAGGCCATACTTCTCAACGTATGGTTCCCAAACCTCCACGCCCGTCCAGTCAGCATCCGGGAACATCTTGGCGTAGGTTCCACACCCACACCCAATGTCCAGCATCTTCTGGCGCGGAAGGCGACCAACGATGTCCTTGATGTATTTCTTACCACTTTCAGAACTAAACGGCATTTGATCCCCCTATTGCCGCAAAACTAACCTACAAAAATTACTTTGCAGGCGGTGTTGGTATCTGGTTTATGGCATACGTCACAGGATCGTAATACCACCTATCCGCAACTACGTTATCGCTACAGGCGGTCCAAAAAAGCGGCGGCGCAACTTCAAACGGTGAAGTTGTAGTTTCGGCCACACGCTCCCCAAGAAAGGAGCCATCGTAGTTATAAACTTTTTCTTCAGGAGAAATAAGGGCTTGCTTCATTTTAATACTCCACGATTACGACGCCTGCCGCGCCAGCCCCAGAACCACCACCACCAACCCTTTCGCCAGCACCACCACCACCATATGCACGACCTGTTGAAGCAGCAGTTACGAGGTTTGATGATCCACCGTTGGCCCCACCACCTAAAATTGAAGAGCCACCCACCCCGCCCAACCACCAAGAGTCCGTGCTATTTGGCATACCGCCACCCCCTCCAGAACCAGCGCAATTAAGATCTCCAGAAGATCCGATTCCGCCAGCTCCCCCAACCTTACCCACCGCTCTAGCGCCCCCAGTCGCAGAGCAAAATGCACCAAAGGAAGATGACGCCCCAGATGCTGAGGAGGCTCCTCCATTTCCGACAGTTACAGATACTGTTCCGCCCGGGGTAAGGCCTGTAACATATTTTATGGAAGCCCCACCACCGCCACCACCACCGCCGCCACCCCCTCCGCTAGTATCAGAATCACCGCCGCCGCCACCACCAACAACGGTGACTTTGGCGCGAGTAATACCAGCAGGGACCGTCCATGTTCCTGAAGACGTAAATACGGCAATGTTAGAAGAACCGGATGCACCAGTTGCGCCGGTCGGGCCAGTGGGGCCGGTAGTGCCCGTTGAACCCGTGGAACCTGTAGGCCCAGTAAGACCGGTTGATCCCGTGGGACCAGTCGGGCCACCAACACCTGTAGATCCCGTTGAGCCTGTTGGACCAGTGGGTCCAGTTGGGCCTGCAACCGTAGATGCAGCGCCGGTTGATCCCGTGGGTCCAGTTGGACCAGCAACAGTAGAAGCTGCACCAGTAGAACCAGTTGGACCGGTGGG